TATTGACTGAAAATGGAGGTTGTGTCGGTTACGCTTGTGACCTCTGTCACCCTTTGGATGATCGTATGATTTTGTAAACCTGGAGAAGACAGAGTTTCTGTGAACTGGAACGCTGCTCCTGGCGTTGTCTGTGTAAATGTTGGTTTGGATGTTACTCCTGTCCATGTCGAATTCACTCCATTTATAGTTACATTAGTTGCACCTGTTCCAGGTGAAAGATTGCCACTGGCAGTTACACCTGAACCTGTAGCAGAATATTGATATCCTGTAGAATAATCCATCGAATTGATGGTCTCAGTTATAGTTTGTGTCGTCTCCGTGTGGCTCGTCATCGAGCCCTGTGTAAAGTTTGGGACCACGGGGACCGCCTGGGCAGCGACAGCAGTAGTCAAGACTGCCGCCGCACTTGTCACAATAAATGTGATTGTCTTTCCAAAACGGATGTTCACGGGGATTCTCCACTATCAATCGATCACAGTGATCTCGGAGACAAATTGTCCTGTTGCCGTAGTGCCAGCTCCACCAGCCGTGACCGTAAGAGCACCAGTAGTGCCTACAGTACCAGCTAGAGCACCAGCAGAACCAGCTGTGTAAGAAGTAGTGTTGGAGAAGTTAGGCACAGCACCTACAGTAGGAGCAACAGTGGGGACTGCATCACCTTGAGTGTATGATTGACTGAAGGAGAAAGCAGATCCAGCGGTGTTCTGTGTGGCAGAGATAGTGCCAGGTGCATAAATGCCAGAGGTGATGGTGCCAACAGATACTGTGCCAGCAGTCGAACCATCTGTTGTGTCAATGTTGCTACCCGAGATACTGAAGGAAGAACCGATACGAGTTGCTTGAGTTCTAGCAGCGTCAACAGTCAGTTGTACGCTAGAAGCGTGTTTTGATACGAGTCCGCCAGCATTAGCTGCACTTGCGGTCACCAATAACATTCCAAAAGCAAAAACTGCTTTTTTCATTTTAGGTAATAGATTATGTCTGTTATTATTTATCCTAAAATTTTTGTATTACAGAGAACCGAATAATTGAGATCGGTTCTCAACACTGAGATTTTTTGCAAAAGTCTTATAATTAGTAATGTTGCCTTCGGGGACATCACAACAAATCTCGCTTTCTAAGGGGAACTAAAATGGATATTACAAGATACACGTCGAAAGACATCGACAAAATTTTTGATGCTGCCAACAGATACAGTGTTGGAATGGATGATATTTTCTACAGGTTACATTCATATGGAATGAATAATCCTGGTGGGCAATACCCTCCATACAATATTGTAAAGGAATCGAATATCAAATGGCGTATTGAATTGGCACTTGCTGGTTGGGGTAAAGATGATTTTGAAGTATCGACAGAAAGTAATGTACTTATGATCACATCTAAAGTACCAAAAGATACTAGTGACACAGAATACTTGCACAGAGGTGTAGCACATAGAACCTTTGCTAGAGGATTCAATCTTTCTGATGATGTTATTGTTGATGGTGTAAATTTTGATAATGGTTTACTTACTATCAATCTGAGGAAGATCATTCCAGACCATCAAGCAAAGAAAGTATACGACATTGAATAAATAGGAATGGGGAAACCCAAATATCGTCGGTAAGACCTCCCTTGACAAAGACCAAGGGGGGTCTTATAATGTTTAGAGGACTGAACTATCTTATGGCTGTCAAACTTGCGTTACTCAAGTCGGGTGAGGAGGTTGTTTCTGATATCAAAGAAGCAAGGGACAAAGAATCCGACACACCAATTTATTACATTTTCAAAAACCCAGTGCGGGTAGAACTGATTCCTGCATCAAAAGATCCAGAACTACTTACTGAGGGTGAAGAACCTAATAGTGATAGGAAAGAATTATTTTTCTCTCCCTGGATTCCCCTGTCGGCAGACACTGAGATGGTGGTTGACGTTGATTGGGTAGTTACTGTGGTGGAACCACACGAACAAGTGCTCAAAAGTTATACTGAAAAGATTGGAGTCTAATGGAAACACCAGCAATATTTTATCTTCGCTCTGGAGACTATCTTGTCGGGACGTTTGAAGAGCTCGATGAAGAACCAAGGATTTATCTCAAGAATTGTTATTGCATCCGTGATGGTAACCTTGAGAAGTTTCCAAAGTACATGGAAGACAATTCATGTTTGCTAAGGACTGACCTTATTATTACTATCGGAGAACCATCTCCTGATATTTTGAAAGCATACATTGACGCTATAGCTATAGCTCCCCCCACTGAATGAAGTTTTACACAAACGTACAATTGATCGGGAATAAGTTTCTCGTTCGTGGTTATGAAGATGGAAAACGAATCAAGATTCGTGATGACTTTTCCCCATCCTTTTTTGTTCCTGCAAGAGAACGGACAAAGTATAGGACTCTGGAAGGTGAGTACGTTCAAGAGATCAAACCTGGCACCGTCAGGGATTGTAGAGACTTTGTAAAGAAGTATCAGGATGTGGAAGGGTTCCAGATCTATGGTAATGATCGCTATATCTATCAATACATTTCTGAGAAATATCCTCAGGATGAGATCAAGTTTGACATCAGTAAGATTCAACTTGTAACGATTGATATTGAGGTTGCTGCTGAGAATGGTTTCCCTGATGTTGAAAGTTGCTCCGAGGAGATGACTGCAATCTCAGTACAAGATTACAACACTAAAGATATTAATGTCTGGGGTGTTGGTGATTATCGTATGCATCAAGACAACGTTACATATCATCGATGCTGGTCTGAAGAAGAACTTCTAAATCAGTTTGTTGATTGGTGGAGTCAAAATACTCCTGATGTTGTGACTGGTTGGAACTGTCAACTGTATGATATACCTTATCTTGCTAGAAGATTGACTCGTATCTTGGGAGAGAAACGAGCAAAGTATCTTTCTCCATGGTCTCTTCTAACTGAAAAGGAAACTTATATCCAAGGCAGGAAGTACCTGACGTTTGATGTAGGTGGTGTTACTGTCCTGGATTATTTGGATTTGTATAAGAAGTTCACTTATACTAATCAGGAATCTTATCGCCTGGATCACATCGCCAATGTAGAACTTGGTGCTCGTAAGATTGCTAATCCGTATGACACTTTCAAAGAGTTCTATCACAACGATTGGCAACTCTTTATTGAATACAATATCCGAGACGTTGAACTGGTTGACCGTCTTGAGGATAAGATGAAACTTATTGAACTTGCATTGACTATGGCATATGATGCCAAAGTGAATTATAATGATGTCTTCTATCAAGTTCGGATGTGGGACACTATTATTTACAACTACCTTAAAAAAAGGAACATTGTAATCCCACCGATCATTCGATCTGATAAAGATTCAAAATATGCAGGTGCTTATGTCAAAGAACCGATTCCTGGAAAGTATGATTGGGTTGTGTCTTTTGACCTCAACTCTCTGTATCCTCATCTCATTATGCAGTACAACATCTCGCCAGAAACTTTACTGGACGAAAGGCATCCAACAGCCACAGTTAATAAAATACTTGATAAAAAAGTAACATTTGAGATGTATAAGAACTATGCAGTATGCCCCAATGGCGCTATGTATAGGAAAGATAAACGTGGGTTCCTTCCAGAACTTATGGATAAGATGTATAGTGACCGTGTAAAATTCAAGAAGTTGATGCTTGAAGCGAAGCAGGAGAATGAGAAGAATCCATCTACGAAATTGCAAAAGGAGATTTCCAGGTGCAATAACATTCAGATGGCAAAAAAGATTCAACTCAACTCTGCTTATGGTGCCATTGGTAATCAATACTTTAGGTACTATAAGTTAGCAAACGCTGAAGCAATTACTCTATCTGGACAAGTTTCGATCCGTTGGATTGAACAGAAGATGAACTCTTATCTAAATAAGATTTTACAAACAGAGGATGTTGATTATGTTATCGCATCTGACACCGATTCGATTTATCTTCATCTCGGACCTCTTGTTACTAAATTTCTTGGTGCTAAGTCTGGCGACAAAGCAGCAGTTGTGGAACTACTTGATAAGATCTGCAACGAAAAATTTGAACCTTTTATCGAGAGGTCCTATCAAGAACTTGCGGATTACGTACAAGCGTATGATCAAAAGATGCAAATGAAGCGTGAGAATATCGCTGATACTGGCATATGGACTGCCAAGAAGCGTTACATTCTCAACGTTTGGAATAGTGAAGGGGTTGCATACACAGAACCTAAACTAAAGATTATGGGATTGGAGGCAGTCAAATCATCCACTCCTGCACCTTGTCGTCAAAAAATTAGAGACGCACTCAAGGTAATTGTAAACGGCACCGAAGATGACGTAATCGAATTTATTGCTGACTTCAGGAAAGAATTCAAAGAACTGCCACCAGAGCAGATTGCATTTCCAAGGACAGCAAGTAATGTAGATAAGTTCTATGACAGTAGCACCTTATACAAGAAGGGCACACCTATTCACGTAAGAGGATCTTTGCTGTATAATCATCTTATCAAGCAAAACAAACTGGAGACTCGCTATCCTAAGATTAACAACGGGGAAAAGATTAAGTTCATTTACTTGAAAGTTCCCAACCCAATTATGGAGAATGTGGTCTCATTCATTGCTGATTTCCCTAAAGAATTGGAAATCTCTAAATATGTGGATCATGATCTACAGTTTGACAAGTCATTCGTTGAACCAGTAAGAGCAATCTTGGATTCGATTGGATGGTCTGTTGAAAAGAAAGTAACCCTCGAATCATTTTTTGTATAACTAACTATGGATTTTCTAAAAGAAATTGTAAAAGAGATTGGCGATGAATACACACAACTCGCATCCGAGATTGACGACTCTGAAACGTATGTGGACACAGGCAGTTACGTATTTAACGCACTGGTTTCAGGTAGTATATTTGGTGGTGTATCTGGGAATAAGATTACTGCCATTGCTGGTGAGTCTTCTACTGGCAAGACTTTCTTTAGCCTCGCTGTCGTTAAAAATTTTCTTGATACTCATCCTGATGGGTACGTTCTATACTTTGACACAGAATCGGCCATAAATAAGAAGTTACTTGCTGAAAGAAACATTGATCTGTACCGCTTCGTAAAAATGAATGTGGTGACTGTTGAAGAGTTTCGACAAAAAGCACTCAAAGCAGTAGACATCTACTTGAAGAAACCAGAGGACGAAAGAAAACCATGCATGTTCGTTCTGGATTCATTAGGGATGCTCTCAACTGAAAAAGAAATCACAGATGCTCTCAACGACAAGCAAGTTCGTGATATGACAAAATCGCAACTTGTAAAAGGTGCCTTCCGAATGTTGACACTCAAGCTCGGACAGGCTAAAATTCCTATGATTGTTACTAACCACACTTACGATGTCATTGGTTCTTATGTCCCTACAAAGGAAATGGGAGGAGGTTCTGGTCTCAAGTATGCAGCAAGTTCAATCATCTATCTCAGCAAGAAAAAAGAGAAAGATGGAACAGAAATCGTCGGAAACATTATCAAGGCAAAGACTGCTAAGTCGCGTTTGAGCAAAGAGAATAAAGAAGTTGAAATTCGTTTGTTCTATGATGAACGCGGTCTTGACAAATACTATGGACTTTTGGAACTAGGAGAAAAGTATGGACTTATCGAGCGTGTTGGTAATCGCTACCGCTTTGGTGGTGCTACTTACTATCCTAAGACTATTCTTGCTGATCCTGAGACTTACTTTGACGACGATCTCCTACAGAAAATCGATGAAGCAGCAAAACAAGAATTCTCATACGGAGTAGAAAAACAATGACCCATAACGATTTCATCAAAATCTATGATGATGTTGTAAACAAGTCAATTTGTAACGACATTATATCAATCTTTGAAGAGCATCCAGCACAACAAACGGGTGTTGACAATGATGCAAGACCTAAGTTTACCGAACTGAATTTCACATCAAATACTGAACACTTTGGTGCCAAAGCAGTTGGTATTCATTCCCTTGTTCTTGAATCATTGATCGAGAAGAAGAAGGAATATTTTGATGAGATCTACAGTAAGGCAGCAGACGACACCCCACTTGTTCCTGACACACATGGTTGGGAACAATTTAGAGTCAAGAGATACTTTGCTGGTGATGAACAGTTCAAAGAGCATGTTGACGTGGGTGATGCAGTATCTGCAAAAAGGTATCTTGCCTTTATCCTTTATCTGAACCAGGGGTTTGAGGGTGGACATACTGAGTTTCCCTCTAGTGGCTTGACCATTACGCCTCGCACTGGTAGACTGGTGATCTTCCCCCCTCTGTGGACATATCCTCATGCAGGCAAAAAGATTGCTAATCCTCCAGAAGGTAAGAAGTATATCTTGAGCACATATCTGAACTATCTTTGATGGAAAAAATTGAACTTACTATCCTCAGAAACTTTATTCATGATGAAGACTATTGTAGAAAAGTCATCCCTTTCGTAAAACCAGAATACTTCCAACTCAGGCAAGAGAGAATTGTTTTTGAGGAGATCGCTAAGTTTACTTCTAAGTTCAACAACCTTGCAACGAAAGAGATTCTTTCGATTGAGATTGAAAACAGGGATGACCTCAACGATAAGGAAGCATCTGAGTGCCTGCAGATTGTATCTGCTCTACATGATGATGACGTAGACAGCGAATGGATCGTTGAAACTACAGAGAGGTGGTGTAGAGATCGTGCAATTTATCTCGCTCTCATGGAGTCTATCTCCATTGCTGATGGCAAAGATGAGAAAAAGAATCGTGATGCTATCCCTACAATTCTTTCTGATGCATTAGCAGTTTCTTTTGATCAATCTGTTGGTCACGATTACTTTCTAGACTATGAATCACGTTACGAATACTATCACAAAAAAGAGGAGAAGATTGAATTTGATCTCGACTATTTCAACAAAGTCACGAAAGGTGGTTTACCTAACAAGACTCTTAACATCGCGCTCGCTGGTACTGGTGTCGGCAAGTCTCTATTCATGTGCCATGTTGCTAGCTCCGTGCTGCTCCAAGGGAGGAACGTTCTCTACATTACAATGGAGATGGCAGAAGAACGCATTGCTGAAAGAATTGACGCAAATCTTCTGAACGTCAATATTCAAGAGATTGCTGACTTGCCTCACCAGTTGTTTGAAACTAAGGTAAATAAGATTGAGCAGAAGACTCATGGAACTTTGATTATCAAAGAGTATCCCACTGCATCTGCACATTCTGGTCATTTCAAGGCGTTACTAAATGAACTTGCTCTCAAAAAATCATTTAGACCTGATATTATTTTCATTGATTACCTTAATATATGTGCTTCCGAAAGGTATCGCGGAAATAGTTCTGTCAATTCATATTCATATATTAAAGCAATTGCTGAAGAGCTTAGAGGGTTGGCTGTTGAAGCAAACGTCCCTGTCGTTTCTGCCACGCAGACCACTCGTACTGGTTATAGTAGCTCTGATGTTGACATTACTGACACTAGTGAGTCCTTTGGTCTCCCTGCTACTGCTGATCTTATGTTTGCCCTTATTAGCACTGAAGAGTTGGAACAGCAAGGATCCATTCTTGTGAAGCAATTGAAGAATCGATACAATGACATCTCGATCAATAAACGTTTCCTTGTTGGCATTGATCGTGCCAAGATGAGACTGTTTGATTGTGAGCAGTCTGCACAAGACGACTTGCTTGACAGCAGACAGGAAGTGCAGTATGATAATGAGGAATCACCGTTCAAGACCAAACCCCAAAAGTACGCAGATTTTATTTACTGATGACTAAGCATATTGAATTCGCTCGCTACGAGCACTTTGTTGATGCAGTTACTAGCGATGCCTCTACAAATTTTGTTGACTTCGCTGATCGTATTGGAGAACTGGATCGCGAAGGTGCGAACATTGAACGTCTTCTGACCGCTGGTGTTGGTATCAATGCTGAAGGCGGTGAGTTCCTTGAGATTGTAAAGAAGATGATCTTCCAAGGCAAACCTTGGAATGAAAGCAACAAAGAGCATTTGATCATTGAACTGGGTGACATCATGTGGTATGTTGCTCAGGCATGTATGGCACTGGAAGTTTCTATGGATCAAGTTCTGGAAACTAATGTCAAGAAACTGGAGAAGCGTTATCCTGATGGATCCTTCGATATTTACTTCTCCGAAAACCGCAAAGCAGGCGACCGCTAAACCCTATTACATTTCCCATGAACATTACTATCAAATCTCCTGACGGTACTGAAACTACTTTTGATTGTGCCGATGACCAATACATCCTTGATGCTGCTGATGAAGCAGGTATTGATCTTCCCTACTCCTGTCGTGCTGGTGCTTGCTCTACTTGTGCTGGTAAGATTGTGAGTGGTTCTGTTGATCAAGGTGATCAATCTTTCCTGGATGATGATCAAATTGCAGCAGGATTTGTCCTCACTTGCGTAGCATATCCTACCTCTGATGTGGTGATTGAAAGCGAAAAAGAAGACGAACTCTATTGATCTTGAACCCTTTCTAAATACTTAGAAGGGTTTTTTTATTGCAATGGCATCTTCTCTAGTTAACACAGAACTTCTCTCCTTAGTTTCAAAAGCAATCAATGATTTGTCCACTGATATGGGCATTTCTTATAAGAAACTTGCTGGATTGGAGTATACAATTGAGTGTGAAGAAGATAGGATAGCAACTCAAGAGGAACTTGAAATGCATCTTGAAAATAAAATTCCAAATATTAAACTTGATCGAATAACTAAGGGTGATAGTATTGATCACACTGTAGTTTCTGGATATGGGAAGACTCTTCGGATTGTATATAAACAACGTTCAGGTGGTCAATCAGAAACTACTTTGAACTCTACTATCACTGAACTTTTTCCTGCTGTTGCTTGGGAGCTAAACCTAGCATCCTCTTTGAATGCAGAGAAGTTTGCTCATGGAGTTACGTATGGCAATTCTAAAGTAAAGGTTGGACCAAGAACTCCATATAAAAATGATGGAGCACAGAAAGCAGGCACTAAATTTATTAGTGATGCTTCATTGTCTTCTAAGTATGATGAAAAGGTTGCTGCTGGACTGGGAATTTATAAGTGGTTGAAGATGCAAGAAAGGAGAAGAGGAATTGATGGTGTCGTTTGGGGATATAGGGACAATACAAAACCTAGTGGTGTGAATCCAAATCATAAGGGTGATATCTTTATTATTTGGAAAGGTAGTTCTTCACCTGGAATTACTGGAGTATCAATCAAAGCAGGTGGACTAGGAACAAAACCTCCACAGTACAATAGTTATGTGAGAGCAATCATGAACTCACCTTCATTTGGAATGATTAGGGACTATGAAAAACTCCAGAAAGAATCTTTTGAGAAAATTTATAAAGGCATTCCTGGAATGACTTTGAACTATTCAAAGTATAGTAAACCAGAGATGACTCAAATTGTTGGAAGATTTGAGAAGGCATCACCTTCGGAGTATGAGAAATTGTATAACTTGCAATTGAATTGGTTGAGACAGAACCTTGTTGATATAATTAATAAGAATCAAGAACGGTCAAAGAAGTGGTTACTGGAAGAAGTATGTAAGGAGCAGCAGGATGTTCCCTTGGTAGTCATCCAATCTTCTGGATCCAAACTTACTAATGTGAAAGAGGTTACAGATGAAGACATTATCAAGGAGTGTGTGTCCGTTACTAAGAAGGTTCATGCTAGAGTAGGATCAGGTAAACAGGATTGGCATATTGATCTTACGTGCAACCAGAAGACCACGACTTTGAATTTCACAATTAGAACTAATGGAACAGGAGTGAAACATAAGTTGGGACAGTACGTGAATCTTGCCGTCAAATTCAACGGCGTTTCATAGGTACTAAATAACTACATATAGTGTTTTTTCTGCAATAAATGCTACCTAGGTTATGAAGACGCTCAAGTTTTTCTTAGAATCGCTGGCATCCGATCAGGCAAAACGCATGGGCCTGACGGGGGATGGTCATGGAGACTGGTACGATCCAAAAAGTGGTGCTCTGATTGCTAAGACAGTCAAGGGCAGACTGAAGATATTTCAGGGTAGACAATCTAAAGGTGAAGAACCACCAGCACAACAACAAACACAACAACCACCAGAAGAGGATCAACCAAGAAAGAGGGGTGGAAGTGAGACTCTGACCATTGGATTTGGTAGGTTCAACCCACCTACAGTTGGGCACGAAAAACTTCTGAACTCTATTGCGACTACTGCAGATGGTGGAGACTATAGAATTTATCCTTCACATTCTCAGGATGCGAAGAAAAATCCTCTGGACTCTGCGACTAAAGTAGAATACATGCAGAAAATGTTCCCTGATCATGCTAAGAATATTGTGCATGATACCCAGTTGAGAACAATCTTTGATGTACTCAAATCTGCTAATTCGGAGGGTTATGCAAATGTCACTGTTGTTGTCGGTGCTGATAGACTCAAAGAGTTCGAGAATCTATCGCAAAAATATAATGGAAAACTCTATAATTTTGATAACATCAACATTGTCTCAGCGGGAGAACGGGACCCTGACTCTGAAGGCGTCGAGGGTATGTCTGCTTCCAAATTACGAAAGGCTGCTACAGAAGGAGATTATCAAACGTTTCGGAAAGGACTACCAAAACCATTAGACGATGATAGTGCAGAAAAACTGTACAATACCATTCGTAGTCAGATGGGAATTGAGGAAGACTTCTCTGAGTTTGGTAAACCTAGACTGTGGGAGATTGCTCCTAAGTTAGATCCTGAAGGACTCAGAGAAGCATATCTTTCCAAGCGTCTCTTCAATGTTGGTAGTTATATAGAGAATGATAATACTGGTTTAGCTGGAAAGATCATTCGTGCAGGAACTAATTACATCATTGCTCTCACTGAGAGTGGTGAGATGTTCAAGTCATGGATTAGAGATGTAAGACAAATAAAACGATAAATATAGTTATAAGAAACTGCAATTTCTCCCTATAAGTAATGGATTATCAAGTAGATTTCACGAAAGCATACAAAGACCTGTACGAAGGCATTGCCGCTAAGGGTGGTGTCATGGGCAAAGGTAAGGATACCGAAGAAAAGAAACCTGCCGAAAAACCTGATGCTAAAGCAAAGAGTGGTGACAAAAAAGAAGGCGAAGGTGACGAGTCTGCTGTAAAGCAAGCAGTCTATGACATTCGCTATAGAGCAAAGAGAGAAGGTGTTCCTGTTGCTCAGGCAATGACTGATTACCTCAAGCACTCAGCATCTCTTGGTCCTAAGGCAAGAGCAGAACTCAAGAAAAAACTCCTGGGTGAAGAGAATCTTGATGAGATCTCCGCTAACCTCGCACTTACTGCTTCTCAAAAAGCAGATGAAGTAAGAAGAAAGGCAGCAATTGCAGGTGACAGAGAAACTGCAGCAAAGAAAGCACAACAAGCATCCCGTATCTACAAGGGTGTAGCTTCACGCAGAGCCAAAGAAAGAATGGCAAAGGAAGAAGTAGAGAATGTAGAAGAACTCTACAAGGGTAAGCACGGTCAGTCTGAGAAAGAGTATCAAGACGGTCGCTCACAAGGTGGCAAGATGGTCTCTGGTGATTCCAAAGGAAGTGGTGCAAAATACACTCATGGTAGAAGAGTTGACGACGGTGGTGCTGGTCCACAACCTGCTGGTGGTTCTAAGAAACCAAAGGCACAAGGTAGAATGGACCGTGGAACCCGTGCCGATCTTTCCTATCGTAAAGCAAACTTGAAAGCGAAGAAAGAAGAGTATACCCTTGGTGAACTCAAGGCAATTCTTGAAGATGAGTCTCTGTCATATGTCCATGCAGATGTATTTGGTCTGATAGAATCATTCTTGATCGGTGAGGAAGTAATTGGGGAAGAATCTTCAAAAAAGTCTCAGAAGGGTGAAACTCTTTACAAGGTTCGCGTTGTAAACAACGATGATCGTGCAGAGGTTCGCTATGCATCCAGAGCAAAGATCTCACAACTCCGTTCAAACGACAACATCAAGTCTGTAGAAATCACTGGTCACGGTGATGCATACAATGAGAAACCCAAGAAGGGTGGAGAGAAGAAACTCGATCCAGTCGGCAAGGAAGATGGTGATGTAGACAACGATGGTGATCAGGATTCTTCAGATAAGTATCTGATGAAGCGTCGTAAAGCAATTGGCAAAGCGATGACAAAGGAAGAGTACGTTGATGAAAACCGCGCTGCTGCTCGTTCTGCTGGTGGTTATAAGGATGACTCTAAGAAACAACCTGATCCTTCCAAGAAAGGTTTCACTGGTGTCGGTAACATGAGTATCGATCAGATTCGTAAGATGTCTGCTCGCATCGAGAAGGAGAAGTCCGCAAAAAAGTAGTCAAGGAGGGTGACTATACTGATGCAGAAAGAATGCTGCATCAGAAAAATAAAGAATCCCTCCAAGACAAGCAACTGAAGGACAAGAATAGAGCAGTCGCCAAGAGAGAGAATGAGCGTGAGATGCTTCGCAAGAAGCAACAGAACATGCAGGTAAATTCTTACGAACCAGAAACTGAAATGGTTGAAGGTGAGTGTTGGAAGACTCATAAGAAAGTGGGTATGAAGATGAAGGGTGGCAAACTCGTCAATGATTGCCGTCCTAAAAATGAGTCTGTAAGTCCTGCTGATGCTAACAAAGAGAAAATGCTTCAGAAGAAACAACTGATGCTCAACAGGCAGAAGTTGCAACTTCAAACTAAAGCAGTCAACTCTGGACAGAAGACTGATATGTCTATGAGGAAAGAGTCTCTTACACTTTCTAATTTTCTTGAGGGTAAATCTAAAAAGAAAAAGAATCCTGATGTAGAGATTATGCCTGAAGTTGATTCAGAAAAGGGTGTAAAGGAATCTGCTGACTGTCCTGTATGTGGATGTGATCCATGTCAGTGTCTGGAAGGTATGATTGATGAGCGTACTCGTTACGCTAAGGAGACAGGTAAGGATCCTCAGACTGGTAAACCATCTGAAAAGGGTGGCACTATCAAACCTGGATCTGCTATGTCAAAGGTTCGTAAGAGTCTTGCTGGTCAGGGTCTGATGTCTTCTAGAAGGAAGGCGATTCAACCTCAGGGTAAGAAGAAAGAAAAGGGTAAGAAAGGTTACCAAGGTCAAACTCCTGTAGATAGGATCAAGAGCAACCTTGCTCGCAAGAGAGCACCTAAACCCGATATTGGATCAAGGTTCGATTGATGCTAAATATTGATTAGGACTATCTCCCTGGTAACTAATCATGCTGGCATTTCTTCTCCCCTTGGCATCCAAAATTATTTCTGATGCCGTCGCTAAGATTCCCGATAACGAGGAACTTGGTGAAAAACTGATTGAGATCTGTATTGTCATTCTGAAGAAGGCAGTCACTCTGACTAAAACTGATATGGATGACAAACTTCTTGCTGTTGTTGAACAAGCAATCAATAATCGCAACGAAGATTGATCAAAAGGAGACTTCGGTCTCCTTTTTTTATAAATATATAAAGAATAACTGTATTTTTCTTTTAGGAGACCAATGGCAATTCTCGGAAAATTTGATGCCAAAGCCTTTGGCGCTGACGTTGCAGTGCTCAACGGTGATGCTACAGTTACTACGGCAGGAAGTTTTCTTGTTGGTGGTAACAATGCAATCGACCCTGGTGATATTCTTGAACTGGGTGGTGTAGCATATCTGGTAAAGGAAGTAACAAGCGCGACTGCTCTGGAACTTCACACAACTTACGCTGCTGCGGATGCTACTATTGCTGCAGCAAACGCTGTTCGCAGAACTGCACCTAAGGCAGTTGCAGATTTCGTCGTCAAGGGTGGCGACAGTGTATCTCGCCAACTGGTATTTGCTGACTCAACAGAAGCAGGTATCGCAGCAAACAAGACCCGTGGCATCTGGGGTCCTGGTTGGTGGCTCTATAATACATACACAGATGCTGCAGGTAGCACTCGTCACAAGGCAGAATGCTTGGCACCTCTGACTGTTACTGCTGTTGTTGCTGGTGACGATGATGACGATACAATCGTAGCAGACGTTCTGGAAGTCATCTCCATCTCTGCACAACCTGTCTCGGTTGGCGATGGTGCAACAACTCTGGAACTTCCTTCTGGTGCTGTAACAACCTTCGGGGTTACCGCAACTGCAGATCAGTCTGGTACTCTTGCATACGTTTGGCAGCGTAAGCTTCCTAATGCTACTCGCTGGGTCAATATCACTGGATCTCTTGATGGTGGAGTATACAGTGGTCAGACTGGTGCAACTCTGTCTGTCGATACAACCGCTGCTGCTGGCAAGTGGGGTGAGGCTGGATCAGAAGACGCATCTGTTACTGCATACGATGGCATTCAGTTCCGTGTCAAGATCACTACATCCAAGGGTGCTGCAGAGGTTATCTCTGATGCCGCAACTCTTAGACTTGTAAATGCTGCTTGATAAATGATATTTGATGAATTGAATGAAGATAACTTCACCTTCTTCGCCATTCAAAATTATAATAATCCCCACGCTTCAACTAAAGATGACTTTACTGAGGATCTGAAAAGAATCAAGTATGTTCAAAGGCATCTAAAGAAGTATGGTGAGTGTGGGGAAATAAAAATACATTTGCTTATCAATCATATAGTTGTTTTGTATAATGTTTTTGGTGAAGCAACAACGCCAATGCTCTTCTATAAATCGAAGAGAGAATATTGGTCTGCAATCAAAACTATTCTGATTTATATCTCCAGATATCCATCAGTGCAGAGTGATAGTCTAAAGAAAATACAGATAGATTACAGTCTCTATAAAAAATTACAGGAACTATGAACCGCGATCTTATTGACAGAATTATTGATAGGGTTCGTCAGGATCTTTATAATGAGATTATGGCAAACGAGGAAGAAGGTGGCGGACCTACAAATGTAATTGGAGATGGAGAGGGGGCAGTAAAACTTCGCCCCACTCTCATGAAGTTCGATGGTAGAACTAAAGGTGTAAAGTCTTTCATGAAAAGACTTTCAAAGGACAGAGAAAAGAGAACAGAAAGAAAACTGTTGAAAAAATATCCCCATCTAAAATAGAACAATGGTATTCGGGCTTGGTAAATTAGCAGTTTTAGAAAGTAAACTGGATATTTATGAAGATCTCTCTAAAGAGATGCTTGACAAGCTCGAAAGAGCAGTAGGTACAATCTCAGAAAACAGCAACAGAGTTGCTGTGATCTTGGAGCGCCATGAAAATCGTTTGGACGAATCTGAACGTGCCGATAAACTCATCATCGGTATGCTTGAAGAAATGAAAGTAAGACATGAGAAGGATCATGAACTGGTTCAGAATAGGATCAATAAGATCCAGAAGAAAGTGGATGCCAATGCTAAGTTCGTGATAGGTGCTGGCGCTGTGCTTGCTACCCTTGTGGCAGTTGCACAAGTGGTCTCTCCTATGCTCAGACCATTGACACAATCGACAAACGTTGGTATGATGGACGGAGAGGCATCTTACCTGAATGGGACTTATAGAGTCTAAGTATATTACGTTGATGTCCAGTCGTCTGGGCAGATTTTCAAAGAAAAAAGACAACTTATATAACTTTCGTTGCCCATACTGTGGAGACTCTGAGAGGCACAAGAACAAGGCGAGAGGATACTTGTTCGGGTTCAAGAGTACTTACACGTACAAATGCCACAATTGTGGTATCAGCAAATCGTTCAAGAATTTCCTGAAAGAATTTGATCAGGGTCTGTACGATGAGTTTGTCATGGAAAAATATAAGCAGGGATTCACTGGCAAAGGAACGTACACTGAAGATCCTAAGTTTGATTTCAAGAAACCTATCTTCAAAGACATGGGAATTGTATCCGACCTTACAAATATCTCATCACTAAATAGTACGCATGAGGCGAGAGCGTACCTTGAAAAAAGACACATTCCTGATGACAAACTCTCTCGGTTTTATTACTGCCCTAACTTCAAAGAGTGGACTAACTCCATTCAACACACTTTCGATTCGATCTCTTACGAAGAATCCAGAATAATTATCCCTCTTTATAATAAAGAAGGTGCCTGTTTTGGATTTCAGGGGAGGTCTTTGTCGTCTGAAGCTAAACTCAAATACATCACGATCATTCTTGATGAATCGACTCCTAAGGTTTATGGATTGGACACTGTAGATGAAACTAAAACAATTTACATTACCGAAGGTCCCATCGATTCCATCTTCTTGGAAAATAGCGTTGCCATGTGTGGTGCTGATGTTGATATTAGCACGTTCAATTGGAGCGATTGTGTTTTTGTATACGATAACGAACCACGTAATAGAGAAATCGTCCAACGAATATCAAGAACCATCGATAGAGGAGATAAGATAGTTATATGGCCGACCAACGTCAAAGAGAAAGATATCAATGACATGACAATAGCTGGACACCAAGTATCTGATCTGCTAAAATCAAATACTTATCAAGGTCTACAAGCAAAACTAAAATTTACTGATTGGAAAAAAGTATGAGTAACGGTATCAAAGTAAAGAAGAGAAACGGTTCGATTGAACCAATTGATCTTGACAAAATGCATGTGATGGTAGAAGCAGCATGTGAAGGACTCGCAGGAGTCTCTGCTTCTCAGGTTGAAATGAAATCTGGAATTCAATTCTATGATGGTGTCACTACAGGAGAGATTCAGGAAATTCTGATTCGCTCTGCTTCTGATCTAATTGATTTGGAGCATCCTAATTATCAGTTCGTCGCCGCAAGACTTCTTTTATTCTCTCTCAGGAAGTCTGTGTATGGGGCAAAGGAACATCCAACTCTGGAAGGACAAATCCTTGCTGCCGTTGCTCAAAAAGTATATGATCATGCAATCTTTGATAAGTATTCCCTTGAAGAGATTCATAAGGTAGATACCTATATTGATCATGATCGTGACTTGTTGTTTACATATGCTGGTCTCCGCCAGGTAGTAGATAAATATCTGGTACAGGACAGAAGCAATGGTCAGGTATATGAAACTCCACAGTTCATGTACATCATGATTGCTCTGACTATGTTCGCAGAGTATCCCAAAGAAACACGATTAACATATGTCAAACGATACTACGACGCAATCAGCAAACACAAAATCAACATTCCCACTCCCATCATGGCAGGAGTGCGAACACCACTTCGACAATTTGCTTCTTGTGTTCTTGTTGATGTTGATGACACCCTCGATAGTATCTTTAGTTCTGATATGGCTATCGGCAGATACGTTGCACAAAGGGCGGG